TTCAGCTCTGCGATTTCCTGACAGGTGACGCAGCATTGCACGCCCGGAATCGCGCGGCGGCGAGCTGGCGGGATCGGCGCATCGCAATCAATGCAGAGAACACGGGAAATGCCCGGCGCTTTATTGCGGGCGGTGTGGATGTGGCGCTGGCGTTCTTCTTCAACGCGCTGCTGTACGAGGTCCATTGAATCAGCCATCAGTGGATCTCCTGCGCTTCGTTCTGAATCTTCACAGCTTCCTGACGCAGCAGCTCAGCCGCTTCCGTGTGGTTAAGCTGACGTGACACGATACGGGCAGCTAAAGAATCCAGACGCGCAGCCATCACATCTGCGCGTCCCCGGCGTTCTTCTTTGCGTGCCTCAGTCAGCAGCAGGTTGAGTCCAGCATCATCTGGTCCTGTTTTAGTGGTACGGGTTTCAATATTTCGCATAGTTGTTTCTCCTGAATTTGGGCAATAAGAAGCCCGGCTGGTTTACGCCATTAATTTCTGTTGTGGATTAATTCGGCATGGTTAGCCGCTTTGGAAATAAGCTCACCACTGCACGAAAATGATTCATTGCTTTCACCAGTTCCCGCTTTTCGTCAGTAGTCAGATCACTAATATTGACGCCGTGACGTTCTGCCGGAATTTTTGCCATATAAAAAATGGCTGCCAGTGCCCGCTCATTCTGTTTATTATTTACGTCGCGTGGATCGCGCATATCTTTAATAAACCTTTCAAGCTCCGGCTCAATATTCAGACCAAACACTTTAGCCCTTAATTCCGCAATATGGTTTAGTCCGCCCAGGCGTTCACCGGGGCTTAATGGAACAGTCGCCGTAGCGCCTTCAATAGCCATGATTTCCCCTGTTTGGTTGTGGACAGGTCAGCCAGCAGTTCATCCTGAGAGCGGCACGGGTGCCAGCGTTTGCCATCCTTGCCCATGATCCATCCGTGACCGTAGTGCATTGCCGGGCTTTGCTTTACGAGAAGTGACGCGAAAGATGGTTCTTTAGTCAGCATAACCACCTCAGATCAGACCAAACGAAGCGCCGAGGCCCGTCACGGTATCCACCGCGCTTGCCATCGCCGGGTTAGCCTGCAAACGCGCCTGCATCGAAACGGCAGCCAGTGCCATCAGACGAGTAACAGAGTTAATGCTGCTGATAACATCACGGCGGCCTGCGGTGGTTTTCACATCACCAGATACAGCACCGGCAGCAACACGTCCGATTTCAGCAGTAGCGCTCATGACGTAATGCGGCAGCTTCTCTTTTGCCACTTCATTCAATGGCACACTAGGCAAGCAGTGCATCTGAGCCAGAAAACCGTCAACCAGTGCTGGGTCCTCAGTCAGGTCGGTAAGCAGATGAATTTCTGGTGCTGTGAGTTGGTGTGGTTGGTCCGGGTTCAGCTTGTTACGCAGAGTCTGGACGTTCATTCCGGCGCGTTCTGCAAGCTTTGCCATGTTGTGACGCAATGCGAAAGCACGGCAGGCTTCATCAAAATGAGGATGTTTGGAAACGCGATAATCAAACATGTTAGCCTCTGAAATGGTTCTCATAATTGAACTCACTGACCAACAACAACGTTGTAGTTGAAGGCTGAGTGCTCCATGTTCTTACGAGCCTGCTCTTGCTTGTACTTAAGATACAAAATGGAAACTCGACCTTTGTTTTTCTCTTTCTTTTCAATGTAGTTAGCAAGTTTACCGTTATGAATCATCTGATAAACAGAGCCGCGAGAGTACCCCTCCCACTCCGCGAACTCTGCTGGAGTCGCTATCACTTTTGGTACACGAATTGAAATCTCAGTGCTCATAGTGCAGTATCTCTTAGTTTAGTTTCGTTTTATATGGTTTGAGTTTGGTTTTCAAAACCTGAATGGATATTAGGATCACTTTTTATATGCGTCAAGGGGTTTGATTATGAGTTTAATCAAGGCTGGTAACGATAGCGGCGGGCGTGATGCGATCAATAGGCTCATTAAGGCCTACAATTTTAGCTCGCGCCAACAACTGTGCGAGCATCTGTCAGTATCAAAAAGCACCATGGCAAACAGATACTTACGAGATAGCTTTCCCGCTGAATGGGTTATCCAATGTGCTCTTGAAACTGGAATATCTCTTTTATGGCTGGCCACTGGTCAGGGGGAAATGTATGCAAGTGACAGCGAGGAAAAAAATCTCAAAAAGGAAACTCCAGTCACAGTAAGACCACTTTCTAAAATCGTTGCTCCCAGCATCAAACACGCGGAGTTGAAGAACGGTGAACTGCAGCCAGATGATGAAATGCTTTTGGATAGCAGGTTGTTAGAGGGTGAGTCTTCAAATTCTTTGTTCGTAAAGACACCTACAGATAGTTTTGTTGTTGATACATCCGTGAAACAGATCAGCAATGGCTTTTGGCTGGTAGATATCGATGGTGTAAAAAGCTTCGTCAAAATCTCACGCATCCCAGGTAATAGGATTGTGGTTCAACAAGATGAAGCATCTTTTGAGTGCTCAGTGGATGATGTTGAAGTCATCGGGCGCGCAGTCAAAGTTATCAAGAGTCTATAACGTATGACTATCAGGAAGCAGCCGAACGGAAAATGGTTGTGCGAGTGTTACCCGACCGGGCGCGACGGAAAGCGAGTACGCAAGCAGTTTGCGACGAAAGGCGAGGCTATAGCATTTGAAAACTTCACCATGGATGAAGTTAACAAAAAGCCCTGGCTGGGAGAAAAGGAAGACCGGCGCCATTTGTCAGAGGTGATTGAGCAATGGCATTCACTCTACGGACAGACCCTTGCGGACCCTAAACGCCTAATGGCGAAACTCAGAATTATTTGCAATGGCCTAGGTGATCCCATTGCATCGGAGTTAACCGCAGGTGATTTCACAAAATACCGGGAAGCCCGGTTAAAGGGGGAAATTAAAAATGAAGATGGCGTACTCATGGCACCAGTTAAACCCCGGACAGTAAACCTTGAACAACGCAACCTCTCCTCTGTATTTGGCACGCTGAAAAAGATGGGGCATTGGTCAGCACCAAACCCCTTAGCAGGGCTGCCCACATTCAAGATCGCTGAAGGGGAACTGGCGTTCCTGGCTGAGGATGAAATCAAACGCCTGCTAGATGCCTGCGCTGATTCTCAAAGTCCTAGCCTGCTGATGATTGCAAAAATTTGCCTGGCGACCGGCGCACGCTGGAGCGAAGCCGAAAACCTGCAGGGACATCAGCTATCAAAGTATCGAATTACCTATACCAAAACCAAAGGTAAGAAAAACAGGACCGTACCTATCTCTCAGGAACTGTACGATGAACTCCCCAAAAACCGAGGAAGGTTATTCACTCCATGCAGAAAAGCTTTTGAGCGTGCAGTGAAACGGGCTGGCATTGATTTACCTGAGGGGCAATGCACCCACGTACTGCGTCATACCTTTGCAAGTCATTTTATGATGAATGGAGGAAACATACTGGTACTGCGCGATATTCTGGGCCACGCAGATATCAAAATGACGATGGTATACGCCCACTTTGCCCCCGACCATCTAGAAGATGCAGTAACAAAAAACCCGCTTCACAATCTTAACTGGAACCGATAATTTATGGCGGCAGATTGGCGGCATAGACTTAAAATCATATAAAACCTGACGAACACCAATTACAATAACATGATGATTTTATTATTAAATATCTGTTTTTATTACTATTAAAATGGTATGTAGAAATTTCGGACGCGGGTTCAACTCCCGCCAGCCCCCAAAATTCTCCATCGGCGATCACCAGAGTCGTCTGATGAAGTCCTGAAAGCCCGCACGGCGCAAGCACTGCGGGCTTTTTTGTACCCTCAACATGTCCCGCGAAGTCCGTAAATTTTCCCGGCGACACAGAAACATCACGCCATTAAACATTATTTCTCTCATGCTCAATGAGCCATTCTTTGCGTGAAATCCCCCCTCCGTAACTTGTCATCGCCCCATCTTTTCCAATTATCCTGTGACAGGGGATGACAATCGCAATCCGGTTGGCATCGTTAGCGGCAGCGACGGCGCGCACAGCATTTGGCTTATTAAGCCGTAGTGCAATGGCCTGATAGTGTGAGGTCTGTCCATAGGGAACAGCACGCAACGCATGCCAGACGGATTGTTGAAAATCACTGCCCGGAGCATCTAAAGCCAGATCAAACTGTCGGCGCGTTCCGGCAAAATACTCGCCGATCTCTTTTACTGTCTGCCGGGTATGGCTGTTTTCGCCGGTGACGATTCTGGCGTTAAATAAACGCTGAATATCGCGGAATTCTGTTTCTAACATCCGGCGATCGGTAAACTCCAGCAGACAGACTCCCCGCTCTGTCGCGCAGACAAACATCGGACCAAGCGTCGTGGTAAACCGGTGAATGACTATCACCTGGGTTGCCTGAGTCGGCGCTGCGCCAGTAAGCCGCTTGTAGGTATAACCAAAGCCGCTAAGCGATTCATAGCCATTGTCCAGCGCAACGTCAGTCGCCGGTCGTCCACTTTTTAGCTCCTGCAGGGCAACGTTCACCCGCTGCATTCGCTGGAAAGCCTGAAAAGTAATGCCGTGATGTTGCAGGAACCAGCGCCTTACCCGCTCCGGGCTGATGCCATGCTGACGAAGCTCCGCGTCTGCTACACGGGATTTGATATCGCGCCTGACAAGCGCAAGCGCCTGCTCAACGAATAATGGCGCGCTGTGCGCATTTTCCGCAGGTCTGCAGACTTTACAGGGACGAAAGCCGTCCGCCAGGGCAGATTTGGCATCTTTATAAAATTCGACATTTTCGCGCTTGGGCTTTCGCGCCCGGCATACCGAAATGCAGAATACACCAGTGGTTTTGACGCCAACAAAAAACACGCCAGTGTAGTCTGAAGCACGTTCAAGTAATGCCTGATACCAGATATCACACAGATTTTTATCGGTTATTTTCATCGCCAAAAAGTCCTTCAAACGTCTGACGAGATCGGATCGCATGCATGACATCAGTCAGCGTTGACTGCATCGCTGAATGAACAAAATTGCCCATTGAAATGCGGCTTACCCCTGCCCGTTTCAGCCTGTCGAATGACGGAAGATCGGGCATACACATGACATTCAAAGGCAATCCCGTTGCCTCTGCAATGAGGCTGATGTCTTTCTCTGACGTCAGGCAGGGAACAAAAAGGCCGTCAGCACCTGCAGCTTTGTAGCGTTGACCCCGTAATATCGTCTCCTGCAACGCGTCTTCATGCCCGAGCAGGTACGTGTCAGTCCGGATGTTCAGAAACAGGCTGTAATTTTCGCTTCTCAGCGTATCGCATACTGTTCTCAGGTTACGGGAAAAATCAGAGGCATCGTCAAGCTGACGAACCCCGTTTATGACTCGGCTGTCTTCGAGGTTAACGCCTGCGACGCCTGTCTGAGCAAGGCGCCGCAGATTGTCTGCTATCTCTTCGGCTGAATCACCATACCCTGCTTCCATGTCAACGCTCAATGGCAGGCTGCTGGCAGCCCGGATCCGGGTGACCATATAAAACAACTCATCAAACGGCACTCCCTGCCCGTCGTCATATCCCAGTGTGGACGCTATAGCTGCACTGGACGTTCCAAGAACCTGGTAGCCTGCTTTTTGCGCTGCGACAGCACTGGCGGCATCCCAGACGTTGGCGATAAGAAGAGGCTCATGCTGATAGTGGCGTTCTGCAAAGTTCATATTCATATCCTCTCGATAGATTGAAAATGAATCTAAGCACTCAGGAAGAACCTCACAACCGAAATTCAGACGACCATTTTTTAGCAAACGTCGTCTGAACATGGGGGGCGGAACAGACCAAAACCTTTCAGGCCCGGGCTCCGGCTTTCAGCATGGCTAAGCAGACGAGGCTCTCCCACATGTTCCCCGGTGAAAGCATGGAGCAGGTGACCCAGTGTTCCGGCGAACACAATACGCTGAGCCATGATTTCGTCATAGTAGAGAGGGTCTACCACAACGACAAAATCAAGATCGGAGTATTGATCGAACCCGCCATGAACAAGCGAGCCGCCAGCGAGAAGGGAGTGAATCCGCGAATCAGCCTGAAATTTAAGCTTAAGTTGCTCTGCAAAACTTCTGTGTAAATCGGGTAACGTACTAAGCATACTTTTTCCTGTTCACAAAAAAGACAAAGCATTACAGGGTATCGCGCAGTGAACAGGCAGGCCAGATATTTTTTGCAGGAACAATAATGTCCTAAGAAGGTTCTCCCGATGCGTTATATTGCCCTGTAAATTCGGAGAAATTTCTGACCATCGTCGATTACTCGGATATCTGACTAACATAGTCGTACCAGTAAAGGCAACAAAGCAGTCCTTATGAGATTATATGGACTCTATGAGTCGGCCAAAACTCACCATTAAAATCATTGGATATGGCATAAACGCAAAAATTGTTTTTGACTTGCTGTCTATTGATAATAATCCTGCTTAAAACGCCAGGCTTTATACGTTAATTTGAGGGGAGTCATCCAACAGAAGATACCCAAGATAAACACTACAGCAATGCCTGAGGAGATGATATTTTCTCGGGAAGCAAAGCATACCCCCACGATGAACAGAACCGTAAGTACGACGGAAAGAATGATTGTCACTTTAAACCGATTTGAAAGCGCAGGAAGCAAAATATCCAGCGTCGAATGCTGAGTATCCA